ATGCTTCAGGTATCAAAATGCCACCCTCAGAACTAACCTGAGTATTAAGCTGTTTAATTCGTGAATCACCAGGTGAACTCATGTAAGTTTTCAGAAGTTCGTTAAAGGTTTCAAATCCACCTTTTTTCTTTAAATCTTCCTCTTTTTGTGAAGGAGTAACCTTGATCTTGTTAATCTCTTCATTCAGATTCTTTATTTCTGTCATAACTTCTTCATTAGAACTTTTTAAGGCTTCTTGCAAAGAATCCTTATCAATTACTTTTGCGTTTTCTTTTTCCATTTTTATTTCCTCCAAATTTAATGAAAGATATTTTATTTGTTCCTGTTAGCTCTAAAATCTAACTCCAGAACTATACCTTTCCAGTTAATTTTGCTATTTCTTCTTTCAAATGTTTGTTGTTTTCAGCCAATAAGGCTTTTACGTCATCTATCGTTAAAGTATCAACTTCTTCTTCTGGTTCTTCTGGCTCTTCAGATGGTTCTTGTTTTTCGATTATATTTTTTACTAAAGTATCAAGTGTTTTTTGCATTTTTGCTAAGCATTCATTAATTTTAGCTATTTCTTGTTCCATTTCTTCTTCTCCTAATTCTAAATCTTTTATTAAGTTCTCTGAATTAAACTTTATATTACCACCCTTAACACTAAGCATTAAGGCATCTGGATTTGACGGAACGGGGACGTCACTATGTTCAAGTAAGTATGTCTTAGTATAAATACGCTGTGCCTTTGTAACATCATTTAGATTCATATTATATTTTTCTGCAAACTTAGTAGCGGTTTCTATATAGTCATCATCACCCTGTTCTTTATATTCAAGTGGAATAAAACCAATAGAACTTGCTAAAGGGAAACCGTCTTTGTGCATAGTAAAAACATCATTAGCCAAATCGTGACTAGCATATTCCTGTAAAGCTAAAAGTCCCTTCTTGGTTCTTTTAATCCACCTATCACGCCCTAATGGCAATACTGGATATCCACCACCCCACATAGAACTACCGTGATTATGACCGTAAAGTATAACAGGGTTTTTTTCAAAATCACTCGTGTCTATACCATCTGGGTCTATAATGTCACCGTCTCTATCCACACTAATAGTGCTTACATATTTTAAAACAGTTCTTTCACTTTCATCTACTTCTGATTTATCACACGAAAGCCCTTTATAAACAGCTTCCAAATCTTTATCTTTTATGCCAAACCGTTTTGAAAGTGTCTCAGCCTTTTTCTTATCTAAATCTTTTAACTTATAATGTTTTGTTACAAGCTTATTCATCAGTTCCTCCCGATTGTTCAGTCCAAGCTGATAATGGTTGTGTGTTTATTGGTGTTAGCGGATCATCTAAACCAGTTAAAGGCATATCGCCCTCTTGTCCCCTAACCTCGTTCCTTGTCCACACACCCTTTTCAACAAACTTAACCTGCTTTTCTAATAATATCTGTTTATCTTCTTTGTCTGGATTTTCAAATGCACAAAACAGCTTGGGGTCTAATTCTTTACATATTTTATTTATTTTAGCAGAAATAAGCTTCATTCTTGGCAATATAGCGTCTCTTGCATATGCCTTATAAGCAGCTTCTGCATTAGCTTTATTAACATTATCGGAAGTTAGCATAGCAATATGTATATCATATGCCGAAGCTATCATATCACGTACCATTTTCCTGCCCTCATGATAGCTCATTTCACGTGGTGAATTTGAAACATTGGTATAATTAAGCCCAGAAGTTAATAACGGTGCCTTACCTGCATTTTTAGTGCCATAAAAGTTAGTTTCAATTTCTTTCTTTATTCTCTTGAACTCATTTGTGCTTAATTCCTGTTCAGTAGTAAATATACCAGATAGCTCACCCATATTCTTAAATACAGCATTCTCGAACCTATTCATATTAATATGTATTTCGTATATTTCTGCTAAATGTGATATAGGCGGAGAACCTTTATTCATATCACGGTAGGTAGGGAACTTTATATGTATAATATTCTTTGATTGTATCCTGTATTTATTGTAACCGTCATTGTATATATATACTATCTTGTCACTATTCTTGCTTTTTTTACCTATATACATGTATTGTGGTGGTATTACGTGTAGCTCATATGGCTTGCCCAAACCGTCTCTTACTATGTAAAGATAAGAATTACCGTCAAGCTCTAATCCCATATTAAGCAAATAAATCATTTCTTCATAAGTTGTGTAGCTGTTTGGTTCATTTATAAGGTCTAAAAACCTATGTGACGTTACCTCATCAACAAAAAATGACTTAGTAAACCTTTGACCATATACAGCTTCCAATGAAAGCTTGTCTGCTAAAGTTAAGCACTTCTGCGGCACATTGTAAGGGTTATCCTGACTTTCTCTTGCAACATATAGCTTCAATGGGTATTTCATAATATTCAAACTGTTCTTATGAGAACATATGTAAACCCAATCTTTGTTAAGCTCTATCATGCTGCCCATCGTATTGAAATCTAAGAGAAAATCACCAGATGGTTTGTACTTACCAGCAAAAGATACTTTTTTTTCTTTAGGCTTTGACTTTAAAAAGCCGAAAAATCCCATATAAGCGCTCCTATACTTCTGAACCATAATTTATATCTATAAATAGTTTTGTCAAGTAAAATATTTTTCTGAAATGAATTGTTATGTTTTTTAGTGGTTATAGGTTTATTTTTTTATTACTGAATTGCCTTGTTAATTTGAATTATTAAGTCTTTTGATAGTCGATTTTATACTTCACAGCTTTTCATTTTATCATAATTTTCGACTAATTCCTTATATTCCCATTCTGGAACTTCAAATAATTCAACTTCATCTAATGATCGCCATTCGCTTGTAATGTGTCCAACAAATGGTTCAAGAAATGTTACGACAATATCTTTTCCGCTTCCGTTAGGCTCGTCTAATAATGTTTCAACATATCCAGCAGCGTGATATGTTTTCCCGTCTAAAAGATTACCGCTATTATCTGTATCCCTAAAAAAGTAATATTTCATAATTCCCCCTTTTATTATTTTAAGTACTATAAACTTTTATTTTCTTCATACTTCCAAGCATATTAGTATAAACAAAATATCTTAAAGCACAGAATAAGTCATCAAACAGCTTAACTGGTTCTTCTGTTGGTTCACCAGCTTTATTTTCTTTCCATTTATATCTTTCTTGTTCATATTGAAAGTCCTCATCATTACTGAGAATATGTATTTTGTGTGACTTAAGCAGGTTTATGCCTTCCAAAACTGAGTTTTTGCGTTTATTAGCTGGTTTTATGTAGTATCCAGCCCTTTTAATCTGTTCAATAGCGTCTGGTCTTTCGTCGTCAGCTATTATTAGGTCGTCTTTGCCTATTTCAGATGATTCTATGAATTTCATAACATCGTCTGGTGTTTTCCCTGTTTCGTAATAAATCGATTTAGCATAAATATTATCGCCAATTACACCTACCCAGCATATAGCAGTAGGATGATTATAGCCAAAGTCAAGCCCATAACCCTCAAAATCATACTTAATCCTTGGAAACTCTTCTACTTTGTGAATATTAGGAAACACAAGGTTTTCTATGTCAGCATAAAGCCCCTTAGCATAAATAAGATAATGTGATCTATCCAGATTAGCCATATTTTCAAGAGAAGCTATGTATTCTGCTGGTAAATACTTATTATCTTTATATGTAGTATGCACAACTGTCTTATAGCTCGGATAATCTATTATTTCACCTTTATACTTTATCTTATTAATAACTTTCTTGCGATATGTAAGGTGGTTATCGTCTATATAGTCATATTTGTAAGTCCAAGCGGTTTTAATTGGGTTATAGCTTGTCATAAACTGCGGATAACTATTAAATCTTGGTCTTAGTCTTAATTTCAGTTGTAAGATGTGTTTGTATTGAAGTTGATTAGCTTCTTCTACCCAAATAGATGTAATTTTCTCAATTGATTTTATCTTACTTTCATCATCTATGCCAGCAAACATTATTTCATTGCCATTTGGCTTAAAGGTAAGTATCATTTCTTTTTTATGAACCTTGAAATAACTTTGCAGCCCCCACTCATAAATATAATCAAGTATCAACCGCCAAGCAGAACGAAGCAAAGACGGTGCAAATCTTCTTACAACAAGTATTCTATGTTTAACTGGTTCGGTAACTACTCTTATGATTACTTTTTGGGCACAGAAATGTGACTTCCCACTACCAGCAGAACCCCAAACAACCAATTCACGGTCTGTGTTATATAGAAGTGGATAATATTTCCTGTTCATTACCTGTGGCAATAAGGATAAGTCTATTTTCATTCTTTAACCAATTCGGCTTCTTCTGGATTGTTTTCTATTTTCTCAACACCACTATATAAATCAGGATATACCTCATCTTCATCAGCAATACGTGAAGCACCCAAAATTATAACCTCATCTTTTACCTTACTCTTTTCCATTAACCGTTCTTTTAGCTTAATGAATTTCTCTAACTCTGAATAAGAAGGAGTAACACCCTTTTTATCCATATTCTTTTTCATATGATGGATTATATCAATAACAAACTCAAGGTCATTCTTGTTCTTTATCTTTAAATCAGTTATCTTTTGACCTTTTTCAATAAGAGCCTTACGTTCCCAAAATTCCTTACGTCTTTTAACCAGATTATGTGCTTTAGCATAATCAGCTATCTTGTTATATCCGATCTTACCACGATAAAGCTCATGCAGGTCTTTATATGTTAGCTTTTTCTCTGACTTAACATATTTATCCGCTATTTCCTCTAATAACTCGTTCTCTACCCTTTTATTCTTTATCATAACTATCTCCATTAAACATATCGTCTATCGGCTCAGCAATCCCCCTGCCATTTAAAGCATAATTCGGATTAACAAAATAAGCATTATCATAATCATCATATTTTATTATGTTCAAACCGTCAGCCTCTTCCAAAAATAGATTAAGCGTGGGACGTGATATACCAAGCAATTTAGCCATACTGTTTTTATTAAACGCCGTAGGAACACCCCGCTTATTATAACTAACCAACCTATTCGTGTATCTCTCTAAATATAAACTTAATATATAGAAATAACCACAATAAGACATCTTATCGAACATCTTTTCAGGGTGCTTGTTAAACTTAATAAAACGATAGCTCTTCTTAACAGTATTATACGAATTGTAATACCTCGTATTGACTATCTCACCAGTCTCCCTGTTACACAAATCCACCCTGAACCTTCTCTGATTCAAATATGGAGACTTTATAGACAATTACTTACCCAGTATCTCTAACAATAACCCCTCAACCTCTACATAATCCTCGTTACTTAAACAACTACAAGCTAAAATATCTAATATCCTGTCTACCATCGCACTCATCTTTACATCATCCATCTTACCCTCCTAATATTAATAAAACAAAATTAACAAAAATAATATAAAAGTCAAGAAAAATATAAAACCGAAACAACATAATAACAACAAAAACACAAATCAATGTAAAATCTGTTTACAAAAATCCCCTATTTCGTAAAATTATTTTACATACCCCATATCACCATAACTAACCAAATAACAACCAATTAAACACAATATTTGCAAATGTGTGCGTTATATCTATCTTTTATATTCAGACTAACATCAAAAATAAGAACCTGAAAATAATATGACCCATTATTAGTAAACTAAAACTCAGATTTTTGATAAAATATCTGTGCTACGTGCTAGTCTCCACCCCGTTACTTAACGCAAACAAAACACCCACACACCCTTTACTTTACCCCAAGTAAACCTTTCCACCACAGAACCAGTCCACTACTGGCAATACTTGACACGTGACAAGGAACGGAGACACCCTGTTTCCAGCGTATTAAAAAGTAGACAGTGGCCGTAGAAGTGCATCAATAAAGGATATAGTAGAGGTGGACTGGGTGGGTAGTAAAGAGTGTCTCTTTTTACATTCATATTATAGTTATTTATTATCGTTTAAGTGACTGTTATTTAATACAATTACGATTTTGTTAGTTATTTTTATTTATTTTACTGTTGTCAATTATTGTTAAATGTTACTGAATAGATATTATTTTTTTTTAATATTTTTTTATTTTTTAATTGACAGGGTTTGGTGTTAGTGTTTAGGTTGTCCTGTAATTAAAAACAAGGAGGAAAAATGAAGGTTATATTTGACATTTTTAATGGGAACGTAGGCGCGTGGCGCGAAGAGGAAGTGACCGTAACCAGTCTTGAGGAGCTGGTAGAGGCTTACAATTACTGCAACACAGAGTTTGAGGAAGTATGCTCTGTAAGCGACAACGACTGGGCCGACATTGGTGATCTAAGAAATTATGAAAAATAACAAAGGAGGAATGATGAAAAAAAAAATTGAATGTGCCATTTACGAGGAAGAATTCAATTACGTCAATGGGGGCGGAATCGCCCAGAAGGCAAGTTTTATAGAGAACGCTCTCAGTGATGATCAAAAAAATATCATCACTGATGAACTAGAAAA